GCCTTGGTAGCTTGGCTCTTGGCATTGAACATCTGCCCAAGCATTGGGGCAAGACCACCCAAGTCATTGGCTACCTTACTAGCCTTTTTGACCATCCCGATGGCTTTTTGCAAACCATCTAATGCTGCAATTGGATCTAATGGAATCATGGAAATGCCCAGATTACGATGTAACTACAAAATATCACAAAACAAGTTATACAGGCCGCTGCAACAAATGCAAAGAGCCAGTCTTTCATGTTATTTGTTCAGCAAGAAACGCTCAGTACCATACTCAGGCATCTGTCCTAACCCATAGTTTGTCAATGGGTTGGAAGTTATCTGATTCAGTAAACCTGGCATTTGTGGCTGTGAACTAGGCAACATATTGCGCTGATACATTGGACTAGTAATTCCTGCTCGTACTGCAGGGCGACCTAATACAGTACCCAACATAGATGGACTACCAGATGATGCGGCAGCAATACCTGCAGCGCCCACATCCAAAGGACTAATGCCTGGAACACTACCAATTCGTGAAGTATTCTGGAAAGCGGTTGGATAAGCGGCAGCCGCATCTGCTAAAGCTTGAAGTTCGCTAGGAACAATCTTGCCTTGTGCGGCTCGTTGACCAAGTTTTGCACCAGACACATCACCAGTCACAGCATTTAATGATTTTTCAATTGTGTAACTCTTGGCAATATCCTGACGAGCTTGCTTAAAGTTCTTCATCACATCAGGTTGACTAAAGTTGTTCAAGTTACGCTCTGCCAAGTCTTCCAGTTGTTTAGCAGCAAACTTCTGAGCTTGACCAAGACTTCTGTTGGCAGGATCTACTGATGCAAGATTAGCCTCTCCATCGTATCGGAGGCGCTTCATCTGCTCAACCAAACCAACGCCATCAAAGTTCATTTGCTTGAGTCCATTGAGAACTCTGAGTTCAGCAGTTACATCAGTAGTATTAGACAACTTCTGTAAATCAGCAGTACGCTTGTTGATGTCAGTAATAAACTGCTTATCTGCGTAGTATGTGTTGTTAGACTTCAAAGCATCATAGGCTTGGCCTTTAAGATTGCGATAGTCTTGCAATACTTGTGGAGTAATAACTGTATCTTCTGGCAAGTTCAATGCTTTACGAGCTTGAGCATTGACAACTTCTTGATTCTTGATAGAAGCCAATTGACCAGTCTGTTGTTTACCAGAAACACCTTCAAGCAACCTGTTTAACAAACTAGGATTAACTTGTGTTGGAGGCAATGTAGCGCCTTGTGCAATTGCACGTTCAGCAACCAATTGAGCTTGTGTCAGATTAGCTGGCGCTTTAGGAGTTGTTAATGCACTAACAGATGCTGTAGGTGCAGTTAACAAACCACCAACTGCAGCTTCGTTAACTACTTGCGCAGGATTGATAGTTCCAGTAGTTGCTTGTTGTTGAGCAGCAGATGAAAGTGCGGCAGTAGTACCACCTGCGGCTACATTTTGTGCAAGAGCAACAGTTCTAGGTGCGGCTTGAGCCAAAGCTGTAGGCGTAGCAGAAACAATAGATTTCTGGATAGCACCAGGCAACACTAGATTGGCAGGATCAAGTAAACCAGTAGCCATGCCGCCAACCAACAATCCTGGACGCTCTGTGGCAACTTTGTAAGTGCCTTTCAGAATGTCACTAATAGACTGTGTAGGTTGAGCGACAGGCTGTGGTTTGTTGCGATCAATGCCAAGGTATTCATCAGAGAAACCAAGCTTACTCAAGCCACCTTTAATGCCTTGAGCCATTAAGTCGGCAGTACCAAAGATCAACTGTCCACCAGTAGTCTTGCCACGCAATACATCTAATGGGTTAAAGCTTGCCTGTACATCTTGCATAAACTGGCTACCACCAGTCTTAGAAGTTTGCTGTTGTTGCTGACCAGTTAAAGGAACAAAATCATCTGCGGCTACCGCTTTAGGAGTTGCTTTAGCTGTAGTTTCTTGTCCGAAAGGAACGAAATCGTCATCAGTTTTAGATTTAGACATAAAGTTTTGAACCTTTTGTACATAATTTTGAGTCTCTTTAAATGGAGGAACACCACCATACTTTTCAACATTACCTGGGCCAGCGTTGTATGCTGCCATGACCAATGTAGGATCTTGGAATCGTTGCGTCAACTGGCCTAGATATTTAACACCACCACGGATGTTATCTTTCCAATCCATCCGATTGACACCCAAGTCTTTGGATGTAGCGCCCATCAACTGCATGGGTCCATAGGCACGATCACCAGACTTTGTTTTAGGTCCAATGGCGTTGAAAACACCACCAGACTCCGTATCAACAACGCCTTGTACTAAAGAAAGAGGAACACCTTGACGCTCTGCCTCTTGAGCAGCAAAAGCAAAGATTTCGTCTTTAGTTGCCATTATTGACCTACTGTGAAGAGAGAGCCATCAGGCTTCTTAATCAAGATAGCACCAGTTGATTTACTGCGGCCTACTGTAAAACCTGCTGGCATTACTGGAGCGCCTTGTGAACCACCTTTTTGCCAATTAACAACTTGTTCAGTCAGGAACTGGTTGAACTTTGGATGATTAAAGATTGGCTGATTCTCAGGAGCCTTTTCCCATGCTGTAGTGACCTTGCCAGGATCACCCATATATCCCTCAATGAATCGTTGACGAGCCAAATCTTTATCTGCCAATGCCTCTTCTTGTGCGGCAAGCATACGAGTAGCAGTTGCAGGGTCTGTCAATGTTGCATAACCTCGAGCAATAACTTGTGCGTCTAAGTTAGAAGCAGCACCTTTTTGTTGTGCAGTCTTTTCTAACTGAGCAGTAGCAATTGCTTGGTTCATACGAGTCACATCAGTAATGTCTTGTTCAAACAATTTACCAATGCCTGGGATTGCATTCATGTAGCTGTAAACACCTGCTTGAATACCAGTCAACTTATTGTTGTCAATTCGTGTAGACAAGTCATATAACTGTTGGGCGGCAAGCTTTCTACCACCTGCGGTATCAGATGAGTCTTGGCTATTTTTAGAGAATGTTTTAAAACGTGCATCAGCAGTTTCATTCATCGTTTTTTGTGATGGAGAGACTTCAGCAACTGCGCCACCACCACCAACTCCACCAGTAGGTTTATTTAAACCTAAAATATCAGCCCGAGAAACTAATTTAACTTCTTGTGTTCGTGGATCAACTACTCGCTCTACCTGACCAAAAGCACCACCCTTTGCTTTAGCAGCTTCACGCTCTTGTAGAGTTTGAATTGATCCAGCCATATCACGAACACCAATCAAATTACCAGCTCTGTCATAAAGAGGTTGTTCGCCTGGTTGTAAAGAATAAGTTAAATTTTGTTCAACTGCTTTTCCATAGCCTGGTGCAGATGTAATGTTGAAATCTACATTACCACCTTGAACTGTTGGCCTTGAAACTAAACCAGTCTTAGCATCAAAAGTAGGAAGACCACCAATAGGTTGCATATTGGCATTAGTCAAAATTCCACTTGGTTGCGCTGTTGGTTTTAATGCAGAAATGGTTTCACGCATTGCGGATTGACTTGCAGTTGGCAAATTCAACACATCTTGCAAAGCATTTTGAATATTAAAAGGCAAACCTTGTTTGGCTAATGCTTTACGCTCTTCTTGTTGAGCAGCAACATCAGGAGTAACAGGACCCATATATTGGGGGTTGTTCTCGTTAAACTGAGTAGGCATATACTTCGCTTGGAAGTTGCTCAATGCGGCACGATCTGCAGCTTTTTGTTGCATCTCAGCAATACCACGTTGACCACTCAAGTACTGCTCTGGTACTGAATAAGCAGACTTTAGACCCATTGATGGATCATTGCTTAACAAAGAGCCAAGCAAGAACTGCTGAGTAGCTTGCTTTTGAAGACTATTCTTTTCTTCATCACTAAGACCAGTAAGTGCTGCATCAGACAGCAAACCAAGATTAAAAGGCATATAGACTCCTTACAGACCGAGCAAACCAAGCAGACCTTGGCGTGAAGTAGATGTAGATTGCATTCCAGAACCACCACCAACATTGAGACCCAATGCTTGGTTGATGATCTGTTGTTGCTCCAATGGCAGATTGCGGATGGCATCCAACTGTTGTTGTGAGAACTGTTGTTGAATAGTGCCAATGTTTGCCAAGTTCTGAGCGCCAGCAAAGCCCATCTGTTGACCACCTTGTGCAATATTAGACATCTGACCTGCAGCACCCAAACGCTGTTGGTTAGCAGTCAAACCTGCTTGTTGGTTAGCTAGATTAGCTTGCAAGAAGTTCTGAGCATTCGTCAAACCAGTTTGTTGGTTCAATCCTGCTTGTTGGGCAGCACGAGCATTGATAGCCGCTTGGTTAGCCAAACCTGCTTGGTTAAATGCAGAAGCACCAAACTGATTAGCTTGGTTCAAAGCACCCATGTTTGCCAGAGTCATAGCTTGCTGATTACCAGCATTAAACTGGCCCATCTGGTTCATAGCTGCAGCATTCTGCAAAGCCGCTTGGTTGGCAGCAGCACTACCAAACTGACCTGCTTGATTTAAAGCGCCCGCATTTGCGAGACCTGCTTGTTGCAGATTAGCTGCATTAAATTGAGCTAAAGCATTTTGTGCGGCAGCATTCTGAGCAGCAATAGTATTTTGCGCACCTGCACCAAATTGTGAGGCTTGATTAACAGCGGCTTGTGATGCTAAACCTGCTTGTTGCAAATTACTTGCGTTATATTGAGCCATCTGGTTTGCGGCAGCCGCATTAGCAAGGTTGGCGGCTTGTTGGTTCATTGTGTTCATCTGACCAACATTAAAGTCCATACCTTGATTGGCAATACCTGCTTGCAATCCAGTAGCTTGATTAGCTTGCGCAGCTTGTAAACCAGTAGCTTGGTTAGCACGACTTGCTTCCAAAGCAGCTTGTTGATTAGCCAAACCAAACTGACCTGCCAAAGCAAGAGCTTGCTGAGTAGTAGCTGCATCTTGAGCTTGGTTAAGTTGCTGTGCTTGCATAGTACGAGCAATGTCAGCCTCAGAAGCTTGTTGGGCAGCTTGGTAGGCGGCAGCATTCTGTTGTGCAACCAATCGAGCCGCATTCTCGCCAAACGCACGATTAGTCTCAGCTTCAGCTACACCCTGACGAGATCCACCAAAAGCTTTGGCAGCAGTAGCTTGGGCAGCAGTCTGTTGTTGTTGCAACTGGCGTGAACGCTCTAAATCCTTCAAACTTTGCTCAGTAACAGCTTGTGTATATGGGTTCATATACTGCTGAATATTCTGATTCAAGAATGATGCGGCTTGAATATCACGAACATTCTGACGTGCCTGAGGAGCAATTTGTCCTAAAGCTTCTGATGTAACGTCAGCACCACTTACTCGGTCAGCAGCAATACGCTCTGCGGCAATACGCTCTGCCTCTACGTCACGCACAGCTTCACGGGCTAATTGAGCTGCTTGCGCTCTTTCTGCGTCACCAGCAGATACACCGCCAAATCTTTCTGCAGTATATCCAGTAGCTTGAGCCAACGATGCAGGAGCAGCTTGCGCACCACCAAATTGAGATGCTGTATATCCTTGTGATGCAGCTTGTGCAGCAGGACCTGCACTAGAGAATTGACCAGTAGTAGCGTTATAACCTTGTTGAGCAGCCAAAGCCGCAGGGTCTACTCTAGCACCACGGAAAGCGTTGTATTGAACATTCTGAGGTTGGTAATTAGCAGCCTGACCAGCAACATCAAATGCGGCACGCATACCAGTAAACACTTCGCTATTAGGATCAGCAAAGTTACGATAGATCTGCGCACCAGTTAATTGGTCTTGGTTAAAACCTGCAAACTGCCGTGGAGCTAAACCTGCGGCAACACCCTGTGCGCTTTGTACGTTTTGCAAATAAGCATCACGCAATGCAGGATCAAGTTGCTGTGTTTGTTGACTTGAACCACCAGACATAATTACACCTCCGTAGAAAGCCAATAATGTGTTGGCTTCATGTTAAATTTAGATACAAAAGTTCTAGACCAACCCCTACGACCTGTTAGGGTGATCCTTTGGCATCCCATGTGTTCAGCGAACTTTTGAATATGGGGGGTAAGTGTCTCTAGTTCCTCTAGATTACCACCTGCCAAAAATATATGCAAAACCTTCATTCTTGGAAAGTTTTGAACCTGAGTGACAACAGCACTATTCTCACTAGGCCACAATTGCATCGTACAACTGTCAATACAGTCGGCTACGTCCTGCAAATTATGAGTGTTATCGTATTCTAAAGCAGGTTGTAAGATTTTCTCTACTTTTTGAAAAGATACAGCCCATAATGGCAGTTCACCATTAGTTTTGTACTTCTCATAGTCAATCATCTCAAACTGCCAGGCTTTCCATCAAAACGAATAACACCAACTCGCCAATCAGTTAATCTCACGCCTTCAATCTTTGCAGCTACCTGTCTGCCACTAATGCGAACAGAAGTAGGGTTAGCCATTGAATATGGGCCATGATTGTATTCAGTAGCATTAGGATAGAACTTAGTGCTAAACCGCACTTGGACATCTCCTGCAGTCTTTTCATCAGGAACCAGTCCTGTCAGACTCATAGTCCTATCACCAACACCTAACTCTACTGGTCCAGACTCAGCAAAAATAGTCTGTGAGTCGTAATTAAAGCCAATTTCATGCTCATAGACATATCCGTCTGTAGAAACCATGATTGGATTGGAGAAGATTCCACGATCTGTACCGCAAGTACGAGCCAAAGTGCCAATAGCCCAATGATTCTCACGATAGTTGTAAGAAACGTAAGAATCTACTTCGTTTGATCCAGAACTAGGGTAAAACCACCAAATCTCACCATAAGCAGAGTTATGGACGCAGTAAACCTTGGATGATTGAGTCATGTTCATGTTGCTGAACACATAATCAGATACATCTGAGTTCAAAGGCTTGACATAGCCATCGTATATCCAGAATCCTGATCCAGACATCCAAATACAAGCATTGTCAGTAGCTGCTACTGCTTGCTTAGAAATAACGCCACAACCAGTACCTACACGCTCAAAACTGTAGATAAATGGTGGGCCAATGTATGTTGCAGTATGTACATCTACATCTGTAAACAAAATAGTCGCACCACGAATTCGTTTGGCACATTGCAAAGAACCAATTGTTGTCAGCTCAAAGTCACCAGCTTGGTTTGTAGCAGCAGGAGTCCAGATTGTGTTGTCCTCTTGGTCACACCATTGGACTTTACGGGGATTCCCACCTGATCCCAAAGCAAATAAGAATCGTTCTTGAGTAACAATCAGACCAGTACAGCTTGTTGGTGCGTTAGTAATTACTGCCGCATCAGCACCAGTATCCAATTGCCATTCAAGCAACTTACCATCTTTTGATGAGCAAGCTACCAAATACTGACCCCAAGTATCCATGCTCCATGTGGTAGCAGGAGTGTATTGGCCTAAGTCTGGTCTAGCAACACCATAGGCAAAGTTGCCATAAGTGCTATAGCCATAACCAATCTTCAAAACAGCATCAGGATCTCCAACTGTAAAACCTGTTGGAGTGATGTCTGTCAAAGTTCCACCTTCATTCATTGCATATAGCTTTGAATGTGTACCAATTCCGATACGTCTGTTATTGGTATTATCTCGCCAGTTAATCAACCCACGAGCCATTCCACTCAATTGAGTAGATGAACGCTTACGCCATCCACCAACAGGGCGAATAGTACCCTCATACCAACGTACTAGATTGGAACTGTTCCAGCGCCCTTTAGACTGGTACTCAGTACCATTCTTGTAAACACCTGGAGGAATTTGGAGAGGAATGTAGGCCATATTTGTAGTCTATCAGGTAGGTAGGTTAGACACAAAAGTCATTGTAGCAATTACTGATGCTGTAGATGGATAGTTTCCTCCTGCAGCATAGTGTTGGATACTTACAGCCGTGTTATCAGTTTCCCACCAAAGTTCAACATAATCATTAGTATTCAAACTAACAAAGTAGTTCCAACCTGCAATCAAATGTCCGTGAACACCACCATGACTGTTTGGTATAGAAATATAACCAGTTGAACCAGTTACTACTGTTCCATTTATTTTCAACCAAACTCTAACATCATGGATCTGAGTATTAGAGTTTTCAAACTGACCAGACCATTGGAGATTCCAGATACCAGCATCTGTAACTGTAATCCGTGAATTACTGGCAACACTTACGCCATTAGCGTAGTCTGTAGTATTCAATGTCATTGCATAAGCAGTATTTGCAGATGCAGCAGTCTGGTCTGTTGTGTCTTGAAATGCCCCATAAGGGATATTTAAATATCTACCACCTCTTGGACCACTCAATGATTGAATAGTATTGACTAATTTAGTGAAAAACAGCCTCAAAAGATTGTTGTTCTGATTCTGAACATCTTGAGAATAGACAATTCCTGATGTCCCCAAAGGAGGAGCAGCAGGTATATCTAATTGCTGTTTTACATTAGCCATTACTTCTTAATCCATGTCTGCCACACAGCACCTGCGGCAACGATAACGCCACCAATCCATAGAATTGGTTGAGCAATAGAAGCAATCCACCCAAGAACTTTAATAGCTCCTTGGGCAGCATCAATTGCCTCTACAAGACCTTTTGTATTGTTGTCAATGCGATCAACCTTGCTTTCAACAGCAACAAGTCTTTCGTAGATTTGCTCGTGGCTTACATCACTCATGGTGCATCAGGCCAAGTAACAGTCCAAGGAAATCCAGATTGCGCTGTGACATCACGCAAGGCTTGACGATATGTAGCCCATGCTTGTTTATCAACAGGTGCATCTGCTACTTGTGTCCAGTCTGAATCAGATAACTTTTCATTGCGCTGTTTACGCATAGCTCCAGCTTGAGTTGTATCTAAAGCATCCTTAGCTTCCTGATCCATGTCAGCTA